TATTCTAATGATCGCGTTTGTAGCGTCTGCTGTAGGAAATTGAATTGTGAAAGTTCCAGATGTTACCGTTTTATCTCCACCAAATGCAACTACTACACAAGCAGGATCGCCTGATTCTGAATCATTGTAAATTAATGCACCGTTAGCTGTGAATGATGCGTCAGTGTAAGAAACATCAGCAAAGTCACAAACCGCAGTTGTGCTTGATGCCACTGGAGTCACGCTTGTTAACGTAGCACCACCAGAGGTGTAAGCAGTTCCAGAAGTGTTAGTGATTTCGTTTGAAGATGAAAAAGCTGTTGTGCTTGCTCCTAAAGTTGCTGAACTAGTGTATAAAGCAATCTTAAAAGTGTCGCCTGTTGTTGCTGTGAAATCGTGAACTCCTTTTAAAAGTTCTACTTTGAAACTTGTACAAACTGCTGATGTTATTGCCATTTTTTATCTCCTATGGGTTTGCTGAATTTATTGGTATTCTGACTGCTCCATCTGTGTAGTCATCTCTTCTTCGTCTACCAACTTGTTCGTTTGCAAACTTCTGTACTTCTTCTTTATACTTTTGCTCGTATAATGTCAACATATCTGTTGGGCCTTTTAAGAAGCTGTAAGTTTCTGCCAAACAGCAATATAACAGGCCATTAGGGAAGTTTAAGCTAATATAGTTGGTATTATCGCTCTCTAAAAGAGCTGGCGCTGCATTGTAATGCACTCTAAATTTATAGGTAGTATCTGGTACAGGGGCAAACATCATTCTACCAGATGTGGTATCTGACTCTCCTGTAGCACCGCCAAACATGGCATAATATTTAGGTTTTCCTCTAGAAGATGACTCTGTAGATGAAACATATTCTTGAAGATATGTAATATCTTTTTTCTCTAACCAAGTGTTTTACTCCCCCTTTTGTAGCAGTATCTGTATCAACTGTAAAATGAAAAAAATTAGCGGTTGAGTAATCGCTAGTATTTCTAGCGTCATTTACATATAGCCCAGTTGTAATTGTGTATCCTGCAGCTTTGGCTATGTTAGCTCCAGTTATGCCATCAAAACTTGTTGGGTCTGCAAACTGAAAAGAACCACCCGACGCCGTGATTGCTAAAGGTGCTCCTCTAAATCTTTGAGTGCTGCCATTTGTAATTCCATGTCCTGGAGCAGTTACGTTTATAATTCTAGAACCTGCTGCATATGTTTCAAACGCATCAGTGGGCAATAAATACGGAACAGCATTTTCTGTTCTTGCAGGTCTTACATTACGCAAAGATATTGCATCACCATTCATAGGTTTTGGCTCTAACTGTGGTTGCTTCGGTTCAAACTCTGATATATGAACAAAAGATCCATTCCATTCTCTAACCATTTCATTGTATGGAAACTCTACACCAGATCTATCTGATATTGCTTTTGCGTATTTACCTGTTGCAAATTTTGCCATTATTGACTTGGGTAGTAAGCTTTAGGTGTAATGTATGTGCTTGAAGCTGACCCATCCTCCGCTAGTGCTCTTGCAAATTCATCTTCGTACGCTAATTTCATAGCTTGAATTAATTCTGGTTTATATTTTTGCGCTAAATAATATGCCAGTCCTGACACCATGCAAGGGACAAATCTAAAAGGAACATCTGTTGCGTTTGTGTAATCACCAATATCTTGTATTCTTTTTATAAAATAAAAATGCATGTCTTTTGATGCGTTTGTAGAATCAGGTGTTGGATAGATATGTATTCTAACTTTGTCTATAAATCTTTCTACCCAATATTGATTAGGTGTTCCTTGAGATAATTTATTTGAAAATGCTGCGTAAGTAGATCTATCTACCTTTGTCATTGGAGAATCTGATTGAGTTGTTTGTGTTCTGTTAGATCTTAATTGTGCCTCTAACACATCAGATAGTCCGTAAATACCATTTGTTGGGGTCGTTGTTGCGCTAGTTCCATCACCGCTAGCTCTAAAAAAATCATAGTCAGATTGACCTTGAATTAAGTCAAGATTGGTTTCGTCTATTTCCCAATAGTGAATACCTCTGTTTCCCCACTCTTGAAATAAAATATTAAGAGATCTTCTTGCTGATTTTAATTGATAACCAGCTACGTTTTGTAATCCAATACGCTCAAAAGACTCTTCTACTATTTCATCAATAGAAAAAGTTTTGTCGAACGTTGTTGTTCCAGAGGTAGTATTTGCCATTCAACCTCCTATGCGTCTAGGTATACCGTCAACCCTGTGATATCACCTTGGTCCATTGGAAGATAAGCACCTGCACTAAATAGAACTCCATCATCAGGAATGTAAGGATCTAAATCTCCTGCGTCCGCAGGTATAGTCATTACAGTGTCTCCTGTGCTTGAAGTAGTTTTAAATAAAAAATTATCTGCAGATGAAATAACACCATGCATACCTTTTATTCTAGTTCTTCCAGTCCATAATACAGCGTGCATCCCATCTGAAGTCACCCCTGCAGTTATATCTACAGATGCTGCCCCATTTCCAGTTATGCTTGTCACTGTGTTATAAAATTTAGTAGAAGTTACAGTTGCTCCTCCAGCTCCACCTACTACATCTTCAGTTTGAGAAGCTCCCATTCCGTCCGTGCCTACTATTGTGTAAGTAACATCAGAGTTATCGTCTCCTGAACCAGAAGTTAAAGTAACTTTTTGAACAGTGCATGAACCATCATCAGCTTGTGCAAAAGTTGCAGCTGCTGCTGTCAACGTTAATGCTGCTCCGTCTGCTGGATCTTGTTCAGCAGCTAAAGCTGTAGTTGAAGTAGCTGTTCCTCCAGTTGCGAACCTTGCTTTTACGTCTGTTGCCGTCATTTATATTTTCTCCTTAAATTAATCGTGGGCCCGAAGGCCCACAATATAATTATTTATTAGAGTTCAGTATTAGCTGTTCTCTCTTTTCCTGCTGAAATGTAATCTAATGTCATAGATTTAGCAGCAGCTTCACCGTTTTGAAGTGCAAATGAAACAGCCAACTCTTCGTCGTCTGGAGCATTTGTATTCACACCGGTTCCAACTTCTACATTGTCTTTATAAGCGTGAAACTTTCTGTCTTTTGGATCATAGTAAAATGCCAAAGTCATGAAAGTGTCATCAGATGCAGTTCCGCAAGAAACAGATGTTTCTGTACTGTCCTTTTTGATAATTAGATTTACGGAAGTTGATCCGTCATCTTTTTCAAAAAAGATTCCATCAGTTACACCATCAATAATTGTTGTATCAGTGATGATTAAACCAATTGCAAAATCAGATTGTGTTGCATCGCTAACTTTAAATCTAGTTTTAAAGTATAGACCTTTTGCAGCTTCGTATTTGAAAGATTCAATTACGCCGCCTGAACCACCAGCCCATTGTAATTCATCTGAATCATTATCTGCTGCGTCGTTCGTGATAACTAGTAAACCGCCATCACCATCAGCTAAAGCTTCTGTAGCGTCTCCGCCACCAGCTTCAGTAGTTGTGATTACCCAGTCACTAGCTGTGTATTTATCGAAGTCCTCATGATAAACGTGATACTTAATTGGATCTGGTGATTTTAATCTACCACCGTCACCATTAGCAGCAACGTTTGTGACTCCTGAAGTAAAGTGTGTTGTCATAATCAGTCCTCCTTATTAGACCAGTTGTTCTTAATTGAACAACCAATTACTTAATTGTTTTATACTCTTCTTTTTTAAAGAGTGCAAGAGATACTGTAGTGAAAGTGTTGTTTCTGAAATGTAGCTTTTTATTAAGTAGCTACTGAAACTTCTGGGGCAGCGTCGTCTATTTTATTTTGCAAAGTTGCTAAATTAGCCTCCTTTGCTTTTATGTCAGAAATTAATTCTCTTACAGCATGATCTATTCTGACCATATCGAGAGTGTATCTCCCTGACTTACGATGCTCCTGTTCCCAGTCTAACTCCAAGGACCTCTTTTGTTTGTAGAGGTTTTCGAGTGTTTGCATCAAGGACCTCCTCATAGGTAATCCATTTTTTACGTGTATCGTAAAATCCTGTTTCATCCCACTTTATATCAGATTGTCCCAACCTGTCAACTATAGATTGTTCTATAGCCTCAGCGGAATCTTCGCACTTAACCTTAAATCTAGTACGATACCCATAAGCACATATTATTACTTGAAAGTCCTTTAACATATTTCACCTTTATTTCAATAAAAAAGGGGGCGATTTCTCGCCCCCTTCAAGATTAGTTATTACGCACCTTCTACGCCGTAAATACCTCTAGGGTCTGATACTCCAAATGAGTATCTTTCTCTAGCTTTGTATCTTACGTTGCCAGTGTCGAAATCACCTTCCATTGCAGTCGTTAATGGAGCTCTGTTGAACATTTTCATACCGTTAGGTACGTCTGTAATGATGTAAAACGAATCACTATCAGTTAGGTAGTTGTTCACTCTATAACCTTGAGGAACCATACCCATAGATACGATTGCGTTGATGTCATTGTCAGCTGTTCCAGTTCTACCTTGAGATTTCATTAATCTCTCAGCAGTATATTGATTCTCCGAAGGGACAATCATTTTTACTCCTCTAGCTGCAACTCTAAGACCTCTTTCGTCAGTTATTTTAGCAATGTCGATTAATGCTTGTTCTAATGACGTTTCGTTAAGATCAGCCTGAGTAGTTAAGGTATTTTGGAAAGTACCTGCTACTGTAGGGTGAGCTGTACTAAATAAAGCAACTCCGTCGCCTGATTTAAATGTAGCCGTTGAAGGCAGACCATTTATTAAAGGCTCAACAGATTTTACTTGTTTAGCGTTGCTCATAGATCTTGCTAAAGCTTTTGTGTATCTAGAAGCTAGTCTATCGTAGAGATTATCTTCGATAGCTTCTTCCGTGATAGCAAATGCTAAAGCT